GTGTTCGCCGACGGTACCGGCAAGTGTCGATAGCCCCTCCCACCCACCTACTCGCCCCGCGCTGTGCGCACCGAGTGGCACGCCTTGCACAGCGACATCAGGTTACCCATGACCAGCCGCAACTGCGGCGCATCGCTAATCTTCCGCACGTGATGAACGTCCACCGCAGGCGTGATGCGCGGCAAACAGTCCTCGCAGCAAGGGTCTTGGTATAGCTTGAGCCGTCTTACCTTGCGCCATGCTGCGTCGTATCCACGCTCTGCTGGTGTGCCGCGCTCTAGCTTACATCGCCCGGCGTGGGCCTGTTGGCAGTGGTGACACCATCGGGTAGTGGGGAGGTGAGGCATATCATACTCATCCCCGCGCCTCGCCCATCACAACCCAGCCATCAGCGAAAAGAAGTTGGTGTAGGTGGGCATTCGCGCTTCTTCTCTTCACTGGCAAATCGCACTATAGGCAAATGCGCCCATAGTGACTTACGCGATCCGCAAAACTCCATCGTGATATTTCTGCTGGTTTGCGTGCTCGATGGCTTGCGTATCGCCATCTCACAGGGCAGGTCTATTCTGGTTATCACACCACCGCGTCCACCGGTACGGAACACTCTCGCCGCTGGAAATGCGCTTGCTTTAGCTTCGGCTTCCCATTGCGGAATCCACCCGATATGCCCGTTAGCGGCGTTGAGCTTCGCGTACTTTGCCATGGTCAGTAGCCGGATAAAAGCGAGGAGCGGTGGGTCCAAGTATTTGGCAGCACCTTCACCACCTCGGCCTGTGCCGTGATGCGCGGTGCGATCTCATTTGGTTCGGCCAACAGGAAGACCCGCGTAACCGCCTGATCTTTTTTGCGTTGAATCAGACGTGCCACACGGCCAGCGGTTTTGAGGATGCGCAATGTTCGTAGGTCGATAGCTCGCCGTTTGCCACTTGCGTTCTCGCAAATCACAGTCGGTCCAGCCAGTTTAAGGGTGTCCAAGCGCATCTCCTCGATTGGGAGCCTGTGAGGGCTTGCGACGTGTACTGCCACTTCAAACCCCGTCGGAGGTTAAGCCGCAACTGCTGGGCCTTCTTCAAGCATCACTTGTGAAAATCACAATGTCAATGGCTTTGTTTCTTTTTTTTTGCGGTGGCAATCTGCATGGCTTCCCAAAGTGCCGCCATTGTCGCCGATTGATCCGCAGCGATGCGCTGTAGTATCGTGTTCTGCCGCTGCAAATCCTTGATTTCAATGCGCATGAGCGCCATAGTTTGCAACTCTGCCGGCGTCATAGCGTGCCCCCAGAGCAACGGCATTTCCCGCTGAAGTGGTACGGCTGCTTTAACGAGCTGCCTTGCTCGTCCACCATGCCCTGAACCCGTACCCACTTCGTGACGCGGATCTGGCCGCCTACACACCGCGCCGGATGGTGGATCTTTTCGAGCCCGCGCGAGTTGGGATCATAGTCCCAATACGTCAGCCCAGGAAACTCCCGTCCGCACCCGCCCACATTCGCCCGAGGAGCTTCGTTGACCGTCTGCCCATGCCTTGCCTCGTTCAGCGCGTCCGCAATGTCCTGTGGCCCCGTTGGAAGCGATTTGCGGGCCAGTATGAGGTCCACCGCCGCCCGAGCGTGCGCGGCGTCGTCCGCGTGGCTGCAAAGTACGTCGATGAGCCCGGTGAACGCCTCTGGCGCCATGAAGCCGAAACCATGTAGGCCCGACATGCGGTTGAGCTGGGCAGTGGCCGTGCCGCGATTACAGGGCATCGTCCACCTCCAGCCCGGCCTTAAGGTCCACCGGACCAAACCGCCGCGGCGCCCGTGGTGCTGGTGGCGATTGAGCTTGCTTGCCGTCGCGCGTCCACCACTGCGCCTCCTTTGGCTTCAGATCGGGATTCGTGTCGTAGGCGATGCGCCATTTGCGCACCTTTGCCGTGTAGTCCAGGCAATATGCCGCCGAGCTCCAGTCGTACATCGGACCGCGATTCTGGAAATCCGAGCGCATCGCCGCCGCGGTGAGCCCGACGTCGCCGCCGGCTGGAAGGTGCTCACATGCAAACTTCGCCGCCGTCTGGAAAAGTTCGTCCGGGTCCGGTCCGCTGTCGGAGATGGTCAGTTGGCGCGGTTGCGGCGAGGGCGGGGCGAGCGGTAGCCCGGTATTCAGCTCTCCCCCTTCCTCATTCCTCATTCCACATTCCACATTCCACATTCCACATTCAACATTCAGAGCGGGCTCGCACGTACTTTTACCCGGCTCGACCCCCATATATGGCCCCTGAGCCGGTACCTTTTCGGTGCTAGCCGGGTAATTACCCGGCTCGACCCCCATATATGGCCCCTGAGCCGGTACCTTTTCGGTGCTAGCCGGGTAATTACCCGGCTCGACCCCCATATATGGCCCCTGAGCCGGGTTTTTCCCGGGTCGTTTTCCACAGGGTGCCGGAATGACGCTTTGAGGCTCTTTTATGTGCGGACGCTGGTGCTTGGCAAAGTTCGGAATCTCAATTAGTTTTTGCCCGTCCACCTCGTACCGGGTGATAAGGTTAACCTCGTCCATAGCCACTAACCAGCCGGATACTTCGTCGGCGGTCAGTGAATCGTAGCGGAAGGCATAGGCGCGAATCTGGAGAGGGCGCTCGACTAATCGCCCTTCGCGGTCTGCCAGTTGCCATAGGGCAACGAAGAGGAGGCGAGCCGGAATCGGCAACTCGCCCACCTGTTCACTCTCGAAAAATCCCGGCTTGATGTTACGGGCGCGTGCCATAGGCGCACCCCTGTTCTCGCTTCATTGCTCCCTCTTTCCGGCCGCGTCGGCATAGCGGCCACCTACTCATCGTTCCGTTTTCAACAACCTTCGCAACACAGACATCTGCTTCTGCTCCGCCCGCCAATCACTCGGCGTCTGGCTCATCACGTAATTCCGCCCGTTCGGCATTCGCCATACCTGATGGTTCTTCTGGCGCACCAGCACGGCGCCAGCGCGTTTGAGTTGTTCTAGGATGGTCATGTATCGGCCCTCCAAATCCGCACCACAGCCCCGCTGTTGATCCCGGCCAAATACGCATCGGAGTACACCTTGCCCGTCTCCACGTACTCCACCACCCGCGCATCGTCCGCCCATGCCCCGCCCGTGGTCAGCGCGTCCTCTGTCGAGCGGATGAGCTTGGACAGATCCGGCTTGCGGTCGTGCAACGCCGCCCGCTTGCGAGACTTCGGGCGCGGGAACACGAACACCATCTGGCACCGCACCGGCCCGTCTATCGGCGGCCGCCCTGCCATCGCCTCCCGCGCTGCCCATGCGACGGAATCGCGCCACGGTGCCACCTTTTTACTGGATTCGATCATGCGCCCGCTGCCAACGTGCCGCTTTGAGCCTTGCGGCCCCGGCACGCCCAGGACGGCAAACTCGACATCAGGCGGCCTCATCGCTCCACCGCCGCCAAAATAGCCATCATGACGGCTTCGGACCACGCCGGCGCAACACCCTCGGCCGCGTCCTTCGTAATCGGATTGCGCAGTCGTAGCGTGAACGTATGGCTGGCCGCCGTCCAGAAACTATGCTCGACGCGCCAGCCGTCCATCTGTATCGCCGCCAGCACCTCGCCAGCGTCAGAATGTGGCCAGTCTGGAACTATTCCTCCATCGACGCGGAATAGCCGCCCGTTATGCTCTGTCACCTGCCACTCCATCACCCGCTCGGCGATCAGGCGGGATTCGGCTAGGGTCCATGGGCGGGTCATAGGCGCGCCTCCTGCTCGATGAGGAACTCTTCCGCGAACCAGTCACCCATTCCCAACTCGGCCAGTGGGTGACCGTCCGCGATGTACCGATCCGCCGCTTCGCGCTGCTCGCGTTGGGCGGCGGCGATGTGGTTATCAGTCGGCTGCATCGAACAGCCCTCCCTGCGCACCGGCATACGCTTCCGCGCTTTCCAGGTGCTTGATCGCCGTCGAAAAGTACCCCGGTTTCAACTCGATTCCGATGAACTTTCGGCCCTCGTCCAGTGCGACAAACCCCTCGGAGCCAACACCCGCGAACGGCGACAACACAACATCACCCGGCGATGACCACAATTCCAGACACCGGCGAATCAAGCCTAGTTGCAGCGGACAGATGTGTTTCTCGTCCTTTTCGTCGCGGGCAATGCGGAAGTTCAGCACGTCCGTCTGGTCGATATCCCACCAGACCGGCTCTGCGTACCGCCGCCAAATCTCCACGCTTGTCCGCCCGTCGCGACCCTTGCGGGCATACTTCGATGGGTGAATATCGCACTCGCGCGGATCTTGCGCCGGGTCGCCGATGTAGCGCGTGAACCCCGTCGGCCGCTCAATCGGCTTCGTGCTTAGATTGTCACCAGGCGGCGTCTTGCGGAATGCCAGCACGTAGTCCGCCATTCCCATGCGAATCTGCGAAGAGTCGCGCATGACGGTCTTATGAAGGAGTCCGTTGTTGTTGGTGCGCTCACGCTCAGTTACCGGGCATTTCCAGACCGTCACCCGGCTATGGAATGTCCACCCGGCGCGCTCCATGGCGACGATGCACTGACCGGGAAAGTCCCGCAAACCGCTGGCGCCGTCACTGTTGCGGTACGTCGGCAAGTCCTTGACGTGCATGACGCACAGCCGGCCCGTCGTCGTCACGCGAAGCAGTTCAGGCGCGAGGAATCCAAAGTGCGCAAAGAACTCCTCATCGCTGGCGCAGTTGCCCATATCGGCCTCTGAGTCAGAGTATGTATACAGGCTGGAAAATGGCGGCGAAAACACCGTCAGGTCTACCGACTCGTCGGGTATGCCCTTGATGACTTCGCAGCAGTCGCCATTGTAGAGCGCCCAGTTGCGGCCGTGTCGCTCGTCTAAAATCACGTTCATTAGATCCACCTCGGAAGCTTCATCTGTTTTGTGCCGACGGCCGATGCAAGCTGGCGCCGCCCGGTACCGTTTTGAATTGCCGCCATCGCATGCACCATGGCCGCTTTCATTTCTTCGTGCTTTTTTTGTTTTTCGCGGATCGTCTTGAGAACAGGGCCCTCTGTTTCCGCGATGACCATGTAGGCATCAACCGGCCGCGTTTGGCCGAAGCGCCATGACCGCCGCACCGCCTGATAGAACTGCTCGTATGAATAGGACAACCCGCAAAAAATATGCTTATTGCAGTGCTGCCAGTTCATGCCGAAACCCGCAATTGATGGCTTCGTAACGATGCGCTGGAATGCGCCGTTAGTGAACCCGAGTAGCTTTTCCTCCTTCGCTTCCGTGCGCTCGTCGCCGCGAACTTCGATGGCCCCGGCGATGACGCGCATGAGCTCGTCAGCTTCGTAGTTGGTGTTGCACCAGATACACCACGGCTCTTTGCTGTCGCCAATAATCTCGGCAACCCGTGCCGCCCGGTCCGGTGCTGTCAGCCGCATCTCCCGATGGAGTCCCGTCGCCGAGACGTCCGCCACTCGGAAGAGTTGGCCGTTGGCGTTGATGGATTGATCGACGGAAACGATCTCTTCGTGGATATTAAGCGCTGGCATCACCCACCCGTCATCGGAAAACCCAAGGTCTGACGGCTTTTCCATGCACACCGACCAAGACGCCACCCACCGCCAGTAGTCGGCCTCCGCGTGACCCTTCAGCCGGTAGCCGCCCGCCTTCATGGTGTCGTTCAGGAACCAACGCATGAGCATCTGACCGCCGCTCATGATGTCCAGGAACTCGGAATGGTTGCCAAGCTCCATGTGGTCATTCGGCGACGGCGTAGCCGAGCAACACAGCTTATATGGCGTGCTGGCGAAGGAGTCTTGCAGGAGCCGCCGCGTTGCCCCTGTGAAGTTCTTGAGAATACTCGACTCGTCCAACACAACGGCGTCGAAGTGGCTGGCGTCGAAGTGTTTGAGCATGTCGTAGTTGGCGACATTGACGCCCCGCCGCACGTCCTTTTGACTTCGGCATTGCGTGATCTCAATGCCGAACTTCGCGCCCTCCGCTACTGTTTGCGCGGTGACGGCCAGAGGTGCCAGTATCAGCGCGTCGCCGCCCGCGTGCTGGCAGACCTGCCGCGCCCATTCAGCTTGCATGGCGGTCTTGCCGCTCCCGCACTCTGTGAACAGCGCGAACTTACCAGCGTTCAGCGCCCGCGTGATGCTCTGTTTTTGGAAGCCGAATAGCTTGCCATTGAGGTCGAAGTCTCCCGTAATACCTGATGGTTGCGGCTGAACGTGCTTGCCGTCGAGAAACGCCCGGTATCCGCTCATCGCCGCACCCCGTCCAACGTCGCCCAGCCCTGCACGCTCGTCGGACCTTTCTCCCACTCCCCGCCCGGCCCACGCAATCCCGGCCACGCCTGCGCCACTGGCCGCGTCACCGGCTCCACAACCGGCCGCAACGCCGTCGCCCCGCCAACGGTGGCCATGTGGCACTTCCGGCACTTCCACGCCGTCGCGCCGATGTCGGCCCCGCATTGACATTTTTTTCGCGCCGCTCCGCGCTGCTTGGCGTTGTACCTGGCGCGCTCAATCCGATAGCACGCAAGGCACCGCACGCCGATATGCACCGGCTTTCCGCAAGCGCATTTGCCCGCGTTCGACGCCTTGCAACGCCCGCACCGGCCGAAGCGTTTTTCACGCCCGTCAGTCATCAAATCGCCGCAGGACCGGCACGGCATCGCATTCGCTTGCCGGCTCCATTCGCGCTGCTTGTTGCGCCTGGCGTTGCCGCAGGCCCGGCAGTGGCGGCCCACGCCCTTGTACAGCTCATCTTCCGTCTGCATAGGTGTCTGGCATGTCGCGCATGGCTTTCCTGCTCTCCATGGTGTTTTTGGTCGTCCCATTTTTTCTCCCTTTCGTTTTAGGCCGTCGGCATTGGCCTGGTTGTTAAAATCTCAGCTCCGCTCGCTCAGCAAGCACTCTAAACGCATACGCACCCTGGAGTACCACCACGCCGTTTCCACCGGCGCGTAGTCGGTCCACCCTGGAGGCAGAGACATCAGCCAATCCACGAAGTTCGCATTCAACCGCCGGCGCGAGGTCGGGGCGTTCGGCGAGGATTCGCTGCCATGCGGCGGCGTCTCCGGGGCCTGGTGGAAAGAGTGGCAGACCTGGTTCTCCAGCCCCACCTGACGCTTCCCCTTGTCCGTCGCACCGTTCGCAGCCACATCCTCCGCGCTCATCGTGCGCCCGCCGTTGGGGACATCGGGGGTCTTCCATAACGTCACATCGTCGGCAAGGTTCGCCCCGCCGTGCTTCGTCCCGAATCGGCCCACCCTCTCCGGGTTGCCGCCAGCCGCATCGTGGGCTTGAGGCGTTGTCCACCACGCCGCCTGCTCGTTCAGGTCGATAGTCCAGCCCTGCTGCAGCTTCCGCTGCGTCCGTGGTGAATCCGGCGTTGACGGGTTGTGGTCGTCCCGGCAATTCGGCGTTCTCCATTCCCTCGTCGCCCCCGTCAGCGAGTCCACCGCGCCCGGATGGTTCCCGCAACTCTCCGAGTCCTCGCTGCGGGGCGTGGGCCAAGTGGCAATCTGATCCGTCAACCCGCTGAAGCAGTGCGCCCCCCTGTCCCCGTTCCGCCTCACGAACGTCTCGGCTCCCTCCTCGCATTCGTTGGCCCGGGGCGTATGCCAGGATGAACGCCCGGTCGCGTCGATGCGGGGCGCCAACATCGGACGCTCGAATAGTTCCCCATTCCGCATCGAACCCGAGCGCGGCAAGTTCTCTGAGTACGGTTCCTCCTGTTGGAAAAGCGAGAACTGGCGGGACGTTTTCAATAAAAACCCATCGGGGCTGAACTTCGCGAATGATTCGCACGTACTCGAAATACAGTCCGCTGGCGTCTCCGTCAAGCCCGGCTTGGCGTCCTGCAACGCTGAGATCGGTACAGGGGAAGCCGCCAATGATTCCGTCCACTCGGCCATTAAACGGGCGGCCGTCAAAGGTTCCAATGTCGGACCAGATAGGAGCCTTGCACAGGCTGCCGTCTTCCATACGCGCCGCCAGGATTGCGGCCGCTGGAGCTTCCCTCTCCACGAAACAGATAGTGCGAGCGCTTGGAACTGCGCATCGCACGGCAGCGTCGAGCATCCCGGCCCCGCTGAATAGACTGATGATGGTATGTGTAGCCACACCGTTTTGCTCCCTTTCCTCCCCGTGTCGGCAAACCGGGGGCTACTGCTCGTTTACAATCGCGTCTCTTTCGTCGGCCTCATACTGCGCGCCTTCCACCGCCCAGCGCTTGCGCTGCTCCCGCGGAGCCGTCGGGTATTCGTCGGCGTAGACGCGCTCGAGTTCGGCGATGCGGGCGAGGGCCGGCGGTTGGCGGGTCACGGCGTCACCTCCGGCGCGGATTCGACGGCGGCGATGGCTCGGGCGGTGGCGGCTTTCATCGCCTCAAGCCGCTGATGGGCGTCTCGCCGTGTCAACTCGTCGCACTGAAATAGCTCGTCAGCTCGAGCGCATCCAGGGAAGCCGCTCGCACAGGCACCCATCTCCGCTTTCGGCAGAGAGCAATACACGCAGGCTTTGTCGGACTCGGCCAGCCGTAGGCGCATGAAGTCGTTTTCCTTGCGCGCCTCATCCCGCTCCGCCTCGGCTTCATCGCATCGTGCCGCGAGTTGCTTCGACGCAAACTGCCATGTTTCCACGGCAATCCGTCCAGCTTCTTTCAGCCGCTCCACCTCGGCGCGGAGTTGGTCGCGCTCAGCCTCAAGCTCCCGCAGGTACGCGGGCAGTTGACGCTCGATTACCTCCGCCCGCTCCAGTGCCTCGTGGATCACGGCGAGTTCGCCAGCTAGCTCTTTCAGTGTTTCGTGCATCACTCACCTCGCAATTCTGCCCAGTGGGCTTCCACGCGATCCCGCAACTCATCCCGTTCCGCCTCTGCCCGCTCCAGGCGGTCGATGAGGGCGGGGAAGGCGTTGTGGATGGCGGCGATGTAAACGCCCGTGCTGCTTGCCGGGTGTGCCGTGGTATGCCAGATCATCGCTACCTGCTGGCCTGCCGCGTGTACCTGCCAACGCCCGCCCTTAGACGAGCCAAAGTTCCACTCTCCAGGCGTTGCCGCCGCGTGAAGCCGCCGCAACTCCGCAAACGCGGCGTCGAAGATGGGTGTGTTATTTTCCACCGTGGGCCTCCTTCCATTTGGCGATTGCGGCGAGCGTTCGCTTCACTTCTTCGATGGCCTCATGCTGGCCTGGATGCTGAATGTGGTACTTGTGCTTGCCACCCATGTCGAGGTGGACACAGCGGGTAATGCTGTCAATACCGTACAACGCC